GCCGAGATTTGCATTTGTTCAATGATTCTCTCATTTTTGTAACCCATCCTAATAGCAGTTTCACGAATCATGAGAGGATTTTGCATAATCAAAGGGTTAGACGACACAAATTGTACAAAAGCCATGAAACTTTGCTGTTGCTGCTGCATTGCTATAGGTGTAGCATTTTGGATATCTATGTCTATTTCAAAATCATAGTCGTCTGAAAGATCCTGACTCATGATTTGCTTGTAAACGGGTAAAAGATTGGTAAAAAAAGGTTGAGGTTGTGGACCTGCGGTTTGAGATCCCTCACTTCCCTGCCCCTCACTTCTCGGATCTCGCCCCAGGTTAGTTGTGTACTTCACCCATATCGGAAGTTGAAGTTTTTCAGAAGCTGTAAGTATGATTTCGCGCCCAATCCCACATGCAAAGTTTGAGAAATCTATCTGCTCTGCACTCTCACGAACTTCAGCCCGCGCATTTAAAATCTTCGATTGTGTTGCAGTTTGTCTATCTGCCTGTCCTCTTGCTTCTGAAGTAGTTCCAGTTATGATGTTGAAGTCATCTTTTGCTAAAATCAGCGCATTCTCAGCAGTTGAGCCCTGTTCTGGATTTTCAATAGGTGTGATTGCATCAGGTTGATTAACTCTTACAACTATACCATCGGGTCCAGTTGTGAATTTTTCAATTTCTTCCTCATCCACCCTTCCTTTAACAGCTTGAAACTTACGAGTAAAACGACGCCTAAAGCTGCGCGTTTGTTCACGTGCCTCATTTATCTCATCTTGAGGACTCAACCATTGAAAAACTGGCGGGACAGGATAAAAGTTGTCTAAATCCTCATCCCAGCGCATTTCAATTATTGGTGATCTCTCGAAAGGCTCACTCCAAAGTACATGATAACCATTATCTAGTAAGAGATACCTCTTGCTCTCGACATTTGACCAAAGATGCCAGCATTTTACTATATCTTGCTTCTCTATCGCTCTTATCCAATTACGATTATCAAACTGTTGACTTTCACCCGCGGAGATAGAAGAGTAGGGTACAAAACTCTTCATATCCGCATCTTTTGGCCAATCAATACCCTTTGTATGTTGAAGAGCTTTTTTACTATAGAATTCGTAATAACCAAACCACTCCAGCTCATCGAGATCCATTTCATCAGATACTGCAACTCTGAACCGAGATGGCATTATGCGCTTTACAAAGATCCATTCTGCTTGAGGAAGTGGATTTTTGTCTATGATGCGATCATTAGAGTCATCGCTACTCCAATTGTCCTCATCTTTCAGATCGCTAGCCATGAGGGGTCTGATCTTATTCGGGTTGCGCCAATCTGCTGCATATCCAACTTCTGCAACCCCAAATCTGAAAAATGAATCAAGTGCACATCTCTTGAGTCTCTTCACAAACTTAACATTTTTATTCGTAACTATTGAATTCAGCGCGTCCTGCTTAATTTGTGCCGATATTGCGGCTTGATCTTCGTCCCATGCAACTTTTGGTGTAGGGGTTAAGTTAAATTGAGGTCTTTGGAAGATCAGCCCGGCTAACTTTATCTTAATTGTTGAGTAGACATAGTTTATTGTGTAAGGGTTGTAAGCAATTGTGTTCACATTTGTGATCTTGTTCTTCCATTGCTTACCTCTATAGTAGTCTTCCAATTTTCTACTATAGTAAGTGTTCTCCCACATATTGTAGTAGGAGTTTGAGTCATGAATTGTAGACTGCCAGTTCTTATCGTAGGCCACGCTCAGTTCACACCTCTGGGATACTCACTTTTTCTTGCTTCTAGGAGTTTATTGTAGTAGGCAAATGAGTTAACTTTTATCCTTGGTTTCTCTTTGTTAGGCTGAGAGCCTTGCATTGATATAAAGTATCTAATACAGTCGTATGCATGATCTGAGATGCTCTCTTCCCGCTCGTCCGAGTAGATTGATTTGCCATCTATTGAACCTATAAGTTTTTTTTGTTGAAGATTTATTTGTCGAATAGCCTCAGAACAGCCGTTTGGATAAAGAACTGACTTTTTAATGAAGTAGATGCCTGGGCCATCAAGTTTGGTTATTGGATGTATCCACTGCTTATTGATCTTTAACAGTTCATTGATTCTATTACGTGTAGCAAATTCATTGTTATCAGCAGCTATCCAATAAAGTGAAGGTTCATTATAAGATGAGTCTCCATATTCATCAGCAATTGACCAAAACCCACCATCCTTAGAACTCGACTTCTTAAATATGGACGGGTCCGCAAATGAACCTTTGTATGTTTCACCCTCACTCAAATCTGAGATTGCCCTTCTATGATAGGTTATAACTTTATCAGCTGCATAGTATTCTCTATAGCAAACATACACACCTTGAAATGCGACAAACCAAAGACAACAAGTTGGAGCAGTTGCACCATGATCTAAAACTCTAAAAAGCAAACCATGAGAAAGTGCCCGCCCCAGCCAAAGTTTCACATCTTCGTATTCTAAAAGTGAGTCTTTCAAAAGATGATGTATCTGCGCGTGCGCCGCCCCCCATTTGCCATAAACGTACTTATCTATGAACTCTTTATCATGACGGAGTGCATTTTCATATGCTTCTGGACTTCCAAGAGTTGGATCCCACGCAGCTTCGATATATTCATAACTAGCTATCCTCTCAATTGAATCAGGATGAAACTTTCTATAAAGATAGTGAAGCATATGCTCAGGATTTGCCAATAACATGAAATATGACGGAACTACGGGTTTGCCATTTCGAACCGGCCAATCTGGATGTTGCAAAAGTAGCTCTTCTGGCACTTCAGCCTCGTCCCATCTACCAATACGAGCATCTAAAACATCAAAAACTTCCTCATTTGTCTCTTCCGCCTGATCTATGAGTGCAGAATTGATTTCAAGCCCACGAAGTGTTGATTTGTCTACTTTATCAAGATGCATGAGATAGATTTTTGATCTGTTTACAAGGGTTATAACTCCCTCTTGTAAGTTTCTCTCAGCTATTGCAGAAGGTGGAAGTATTTTTAGGAAGGTTTCTAAAGTAGTCTTTTTGAGATCCGACGCCGTTAACCTACCAATGAAAGCTCTGTAGTTTCTAAAGGTTATGAGGAGGTAGATAAGTTTTAAACAGCCAACAAAAGTTTTACCATTATTAAAACCCCCACTAAACAAAAGTTCACGGGAGCGTGAGTAGAAGAATTGTCGTTGCTGCTCACTACGAAACTCGATTGTCACGGGCGATTGTCACAAGATGGGGTCACGGGCGATTTAAGAACTTTGACGCCACGCTTTTTGCTAGATTGCTCATTTTTCCATTACTCTTAGAATCGCCAGAACAGCCCTTACAAAAACTCTTATGAATCAAATTAAGAGCTTTGTCATGCTCGCCCGGCCCAAAAGTGTAGGATTTGTCTCTTGTGTAATCTGTAGGATGACGAAGATTTACCGTTAAGCCACTGTTGTCAGAAGGCTCAATGTGAATAGATCGAGGTTTAGAAGGTGGGGTTTTAAGAACTGCTACTTTGAGTTTGGGCGCCGAGACCGATTTGGCCCCTACTGGTGATTTTGTCATCTTCAACACTCCTACTTGGCGGACTTACTACTTCAAGAACCGCAGGCTTTAAATGTAGGAATCGAAAATTTCTACTTTTGCACCAATTTTGACAAAGGGTTATCATATCTCTTTGTGTTTTATCATAGCCTTTTACAAATTGATATGAGGGAACAGAAGTGTAGTTATCACGATAGCAGAGAATGAATGTATTCTCAAAGTCCACAGCCCAGGCTCCTTAAAAAGATGTTAAAAGTGAAGCTAACTTCTTTTTACTGAATTTTCATTTCTCGGGGAAAAACCATTGATGGTAGTGGTGAGGATGAGTTTTTAATTTGACTGGGATCGTTGATAACTATAGTGATAGGATTTGTTGCAGAAACATCAGTTTTGAGAAGTCCGTGAAGTCGAAGAACTAACTCAGCGGCGCGGATTTTAGAACTGTCACTTTCAGAACACGTGATAATGTACTCTAGCTGATTTAGTATTTGTGGTACATCGAGAGATGCTTGACTAAGTAGATTTGGGAGAGAAAAAAGTGGGGCGTCTTTGAGTATCCCAGCATTTTTTAAAGCTGCTGAAATATCTGGACGCCCCTGAGTTTGAAAAGCCGAGGAAGCAGGAAAAGGAGACGGGGGAAAAGGAGACGCGGGAAAAGATGATGATTGAGAAGGGGAAGATTGAGGAGATGATGATTGAGAAGGTGAGGATTGAGAATCAGGACTTTTGGAACTTGGCCCCGTGGCAAATATCGTAGGATCTGGTTTAAGGATCATTGCGATACTAAGGGTTGTGACAGTTGAACTTTTGTATCTCCCGCATCACCCACATCTACAGGTTTCTCTTTACCCACTTTTAGAAAGTATGCAAGTGGAGAATCCTTAACTCTCAGAAGTGCTGCGTATCGAATCTTATCCCCTAAAAGTTGATCCCCTAAAAGTTGATCCCCTAAAAGTTGATCTTTGAAATCCTGGCCGGGTGCGTGCATGACCCTTAACCTTATTATATAGGAGATCCCAGTGTCAAGGGGCTAAACCATTGATTCCCCTACCCTTTAAGCTAAGATTTTACCCTCCCCCGGCTCGTCTCTCCCGCAGGTACACTTCTGATTTCTTTAGTTTTTTATTTCTTATACTTCTTATCTTTTCCCTACGAATTTGAGGTTGTGGATTGTTTAGTCCCTTCTTCTCCAAAAGATTCCTGATGTGTTCTCTCACTCGCTGATATCTCCCTTCTCAGATTCCACGCTTTGATAATATTGAGAATCGATCTTAGATGATACTCTTTCTCTTTGATTAAAAGATCCTGAAGTGAGAGATCTTCATAGTGAGGATCGACACTCTCCCGCTCCCGCGCCCGCTCCTGCGCCAAATCTTGGATGTCGATAACTAGGACGATTGTCTTTTTATCCCCTCCCTTTTTATCCCCCGACTTTTCTTTGTCGAGCTTTTCTTTTCGCCACATCCAAATCCCCCACATCCCAAATCCCGCGCCAAGGCAGACTACTACTAGCACACCTAGCCCTGCTATTTCTGTTGTGTTCATTGCTATACTAGTCTCCTTTCTCCCCTTTCTCCCCTTTCCCTTAACTCTTTGACTTCATTTGATAGAGTCACAACTTTATCATCTATCATCTCCACTCCCATCTCTACCCTCTTTATCTCTGATTTTATCAAGTCTCTCATGTCATCAAATCTCTTATTGCTATTTAGTATGACAATTAGGGCTCCAGCTATCGTTACAATAACACTTGAGCTACTTGATATGATTGCTATTAGTACATTGTCACTCATACCAGTCTCCTTTCTCTCAACTCTCTTATGTCCTTTTTCATTTCTTTAATGTCATCTTTTACTTCTTTTAGCTCTCCTTTTATCTCCAATCTTAGATCATCTATTCTTTTGTTTACTAGATCTATCCCTCTATTATTGTTCATCATAGTCATGGTAAATCCACCTATTGCCACAACTATACTCGCAGCACTTCCAATTAGTGATACTGTTTCTGGTGTGTTCATAACTCAATCCTCACTTTCTCACCCCTCTAGCTTTTATCCTTTTTTTCATCTCTGCAACACGCTCTTCTGGTGTCATTTTAGACCAGTAAGACGCCTTTTTAGACTTCTCTTCTCTCCCCTCTTTCCCCTCTTTCCCCTCGACGAGTTCGCTCTCAATCTCCCTTATCTCTAGCTGTAGCAGTTCAATAGCTTTGTAGAGTCCTGATAATGTTGCGATTTTTTCGTAGTTCATCTTTTCCTTTATCTCCTCCCCTTTCCTTTATCTCCTAGTCTGCAAAGTAGATCTTTTGTGTATCCGATTCAAAAAAAGTATGAGAGCCTTTGATACAGAGACAGGATAGTATAGTATCCTTGCGAAGTTTCAGTTTTAGTTCCTTCTCGATTAGCTTACAGAGTCTCCAAATGTTTATGTTATCAGTTTTACGTTCATGAACTATAGCCCTTGCCGTCTTTCTAATTAGCTCAGACGATAGCTTTCTTGGTAGTACTATTAATTTAGGTTTATTTGTCATCTCTCTCCCCCAGGTCTCTCCACTTTTCTAACATGCTTTTCTCATCTTTAATCTTATCACAAATTGTTACATCTATCTCAATACCAAACTCTGCTTTAACTAGCCCCGCGGCCCATTGATTGAATTCTGCATAGTCTTTTGAAGTTTGAATCTTAGGAGGGACATTCCATAGAACTTTAATAGCATTTTTTTCTATAAGTTTAATTCTTGCTGTATGACCACTTGAAGCTAGAAAGGTTCTACCTATTAGAAAAGCAACGATCCCCTGTCTTTCACCCTTGTCATCCGATCCGCGCATAGGCATATCTCCCTCTTATGTAGAAGTTGAAGTATTGACCAAAGCTACCACTCCATTCCATGTCTTTTACGACTGTCATGTCCACAGAGTAGTACTTATAAGTTCCACGCTCTTGAAACACCAAGATTAGCTCCCCGGCGCCGGGATCGTATTGGTAGTTTTGAAAACACTCACTTCCGAGCTTTGATGGGGAGTAGCGCTTTGTGTAACCTTTTTTTCCCTGAGCCATAGGAGTCTCACTTTCACTTCTCCAACTTTACCAAATTCGGCCCGCTACCTCTTTTTATATCCTCTTTTAGTTCGTTTCTTAGTTCTCTTATATCATTTTTTATTTCTAATCTAAGGTTATCTATCTTTCTATCTAAACCTTTAATTTCTTCCCTAACCCCTTCTATCTCTCCTCTTACCCCTCTAACTTCAACTCTTAAATCTTTAAAATCTCCTTTTAAATCTTTAAAATCATTTATAAGAAGTTTTCCTATTACTCCTATTGTTGCTATTAAACCTGTTCCTAGTATTCCTACTATCCATCTGTCTAATGAGTTAATTGTGTAAGTCTGCATTTTTTCCTTTGCGTGAGAGGTGTGATGTGTGAGATGTGCGTAAGTAAGTGTTACAAAAGACCTATAACTATCAATTGAGCCAGGCGCGTCCTTTAGCCCTACTTGCACACTTTTGGGGGAGTGTCAAGTAGTGACTAAAGTATAAGTACTAGGACTTCCAGTTCGTTCGGCAAGGCATAGTACGCAAGTGCCCGATTTCTAAATCATGTTTGAAGTATGTTTTCCATAAGATCAGGATACCACGCAAGCCGCTGAATGTCAACATCAGAAAAATACTGATATCGACATTCAGCGTTTCACGTGAAACGTCAAACAATCCGCAATATCCCCATAGCCATCAGTTCTTCGAGCCCATATAGCGTCTCCTCATGACAATAGGGACAAGTGTACTTTCTTGCATCATGCTCAACTTCTCTTGCTTCCTTACCACAGTTAATGCAGAAGCCACCGCATCCATCAGATATAAGACTCCACATTTTTTTTCTCAGTAGCGATTGGGCGGAATCTTTTAACTCCAGCACGATTGATGTATTGCTGTTTCTGCATTACTTCGCCCCCTTTACAAGTTCCATTGCCGCGACAATCGACGCAACGCGCCCAAAGTCAATTGTCTCGATTCCAAAAGTTGCATTTTCGAGCATCCGCGCCAGGCGAGCTAAGATGCGACGTTTGCCGATGTGATCGTTTTTAAGTTTGTACATAGTTAAGAGTGATCCTTTCAAAACCACTAAAACGAGTTTAGCGCGCCGGGCTGAGTTTGTCAAGTCGCAAGTCGCCCCTAAACACGTTAATCTGAAATTTCCCCGGTGTATCGATAATCTCAAGTTCGAAGATCATGACTTTCCCTTCTCCTAAAGTCAAAGAGCGACGCCAAATGAAAAATCACTCAGCGCCGCTCTTCTCTCACTTCTCCTAGACCGCTGAACTCCGCAATCCCTCGCGAATCGTGTCATTTGATCGCACAAAGTCTTGAGCCTTTGCTTTCGCCACTTTCTTCCCTTCGCGAGATAGCGACTTCGAAAATCCAAACACAGCCTTTGCAAGTTGCAGAACCATCGCATTTACCTTTTTGATGTCAGCCTGAACTCCTGCAAATGGACCGTTCATCGTTTCTTCGTCAATCTCACCTTCTGCCAAACCGTAAGTGTGCCATCCTGATTCGTCATCACGCGCGACTTTCTTTGCTTCCGACAAAAGGCCAGCATTTACGACTGCAATCATTTTTGCTTCATCTTTTGAAACCGCATCCATGATCTGATCCCATGTTGTCAGAGCCGTGAATTCGACGATCTTAACAAGTTCGACTTCATCAAACTCATTAAGATCAAAGATCCGCTTTGTTACTGTCTCCTTATCTTTGAGCGAGACGACTGGCGTCTCTGGAGTTTCATTGGGTGTTGCGTTTGTATCGGACATTTTCTTTACCTTTACCTTTTCTTTGGTGGTCTCGACTCTGTGTCTGTCCACCTAAAACCAGTTTACCGAAGACATGAATCGTTGTCAAGTCTTTTTTCAAACTTTTCTTGTCTCTCTCACCAGCGACCCCATCAATCTCACTTCCGCCCGTCTCGCCAGTCGTACAATTCTCATTCTCTCAGGATGATCGGCGGCAAAATGGGAAGTTGCATCGATATCATAAAAGTATGCCATATTTTCTTCATGTTCTTCTGAGGTTGATCCAAGTTCTGGCGGCCGCATCGATTTGAGAATTGCGACTTTTGTCTCTTCGCGCCGGGCAAGGTTGAGATCACGCTTGTAAGCGCCACTTTTCTTACATGTTAAACAAGTAACTTCTGATATTTCAGAGGTTTTGACTTTTCCCAAATGATTAGATGATTCATAATGTACGATTGTTGGCGCAGGTTCTTTTATCGGCTCTTTCGGCAAATTTGTCCCTTTGTAGCTTTTTAAACTCGCCGGAGTGAGCTTATTGTGTCTTTTTATTCTGTGATTTTCGAATTTTTTGAGCATTTTTGATGATCCTTTACTTTTTTTGTGTGATATCGACTTTCTGGAGTGTGATTGTAACTTTTTTCACTGCGATATCGACTTTTTTCAGAAGTTGAACTTTTATTTTTGCATAAGGGAACCGTAAGGGAATCCCTAGTAAGTGCTAGACTTACGCTAAGGAACCGTAAAGTTGAGGTACTAGTACCATTGAAAACAAATGACTTAGCTTTGGTACTAAAGTACTAACCCTCTCCGAGTATATCATTCTATAACGGTTTTGTCAACGGTCCTAACATTTTTCCCCGTTCTACCCTGTTACACGATTGTAGTTAGTCGTTTAGAATGAGTAAGATAGAAAAAAAAGTACCCTTACATCTCTAGGGGGTGGTACCCCGTCGGCACCTGAGTACCACTATTATTAATTCTTTATAAATATATTTCCAATGTTTTCAACAATTTACGGCGAATAAACTACGAATATAGTGGAAAGATGTAACAAACCAAAGACAACAACTACTAGGTGGCTTATACTGATGAAAATAAAGGAGATAAGTTGATTATAAAGACTTTATAAACCATCACTCAGGTGGCGACTAGGACGGGCCGGTAGAGTGGCCTATAGTACTATGGGGGTTAAGCCACTGAAAACAAAGGAGATAGAGCTCTTGACTACCAATACAGAATAGGGTAGACTGTTAAAAGCGAGCCCCAGACCGTTATAGATTAGGTATCTCGACTTGGGTAGGTACGAAAGTACTAGTACTAAGAAATGAAAGTGACACTTCCAAAAGACAAACAAAGGAGCGAAACGATAATAAAAAAATGAGAAAAGTAAGCATATTAAATGTAAAAAGATATCTCGAATTTGTTCAAGAGTGGACAAATTATATAATGTCGAGAGATGGGAAACATGAAAATGGCACAACACTTGCACCTATAGATAAAGATGCGTTGCGAGAGATGGAATTTTTTGCACGTGCAATACTAAGGAAACACGCAATGAAAAAATCAAGAAAAGATATTAGAATAGGAGAGAGATAGAAAGATGCCATTCATAAGATTTAATCACAATGAAGTACGTGCGATTCGAGAGATGATCCTTGAAATAGAACCTGAAGAAAGGAACATGTTCGAGGATGCCGCACTCTTAAAATGTAACGAGATACTCAAGCTTCAAGTCGAGGCGCGGGCCAAACCGGATGTTGAGCTTTTGGCGGAAGGCGAGAAACTGACGATAGTCGCAGGAAACGAAATGTCGCCAGAAGTGCCATACAAAGGGGTTGTGAGACTTGGTAACTACTTCGCTGTCACAGATTACTGGGAAGGTGTGTTTCCGACGAATGTGCTACTAAAGTACTTTGTTGTGACGCGGCGAACGGACCCCACCGACAAAGATAAAGATAAGAAGTAGGAGAAAGGCGAGAAAGGCGAGAAAGGGAGAAAATAACTATGTACTCTCAATGCATGATATGTAAACGTCCACTTGGTGCTGATTCCAAAGAGTTAGGGTTTCCAGTCTGCCATGACCATCGAAAGTGCTCAAAGTGCAACAATGACGTTTCGCCCGCAGAGGCTGAACTTTGCCTTGATCGAAAGTGGGATGTGACACATTCAAGATGCTTGGTTTTTAATCTGACAAAAGAGCAAATAGATCTAGAAGTGATAAACTCACTCCGTCTAATCCTCATACCTGATGTGAGTTTGAGTTTGGAGCTAAATAAGAAGAATGCAGAAAAGGAAACCTCAAGACTCTTGCATGTAATGGAGCAGGAGGAGGTTTACTTCATGATGCATCGAATGCACGAATGTTCAGCGGCTCTCTCACTCCTACTTTCTCACAAAGATAGATTGAAGATAGAGTCGGATCTTAATGATCGCAGAGCTAAACAATTTGACGATGCAATGCGGGTCCGGGCTGAAAAGCCAAAAGTGGCGAAAGTGAAAGTTGAGAAAGTAAAAGTGTCGGAGGAGGAGAAGTCGATACAAGGCTTCATGGCAATGTTGAACATATCCAGAGAAGCGGCTGAGGCAATAGTTAATAAAGCCAAAGCTTCGAAACAAGCACAGTGAGAGACGCGAGGTAGGAGATAACATGAAATTAGTAAAAAAATGCGACATATGCACAAAACCATTGGAAATAGTGTTTCAACATGAGTTCCCATCGGGTCGAGTTTTCAAAGTCTACAAATGTGGACACGTGAGAATTGAAACCGCCGAGACGAAAGAACTAGCCTTTGATCCATCATCAGTAGATGGTACAAAGCACGCCTTCCCATATCAGGAGGAGGGTGTAGAGTTTGTACTTGGGACAAATCTTAGATGTCTAATAGCCGACCAAATGGGACTCGGGAAAGCACAACCATATGATTCCACGATTTACACACCTTTTGGTCCTGACAAGATTGGACACATGCAAATAGGATCAATTGTGTGTACTCCAGATGGCGAGACATCAAAAGTCACATCTTTGCATCCTCAAGGTCCGCGCGAATGCTACAAAGTGACATTTTCGGATGGCTCGTCTGTAGAATGTGATGAATCTCATTTGTGGGAAGTTTACACACCTGACTCTAAATTTAGAGGGGCACCAAATCGCATACTTGAGACAAAGACACTACTCAAACAAGGTCTAACTCAAAGTAATGGAAACTCAAAGTATTACATACCAATCACAAAACCGGTGAAGATGGAAAAGCGAGAGCTTAAGATAGATCCTTACATCTTAGGTTTGCTCTTAGGTGACGGGGGACTAGATGGATATGGTTCAAAAAATAGAGTAATCTTCTCAACTACTGAAGATGAGTTACTCAATGAAATGAAAAGTCACTACACTGTAGAGTTCATTGATAGATGTTCCTACAATGTGTGGAGTGAAGAACTTTGCAATGAACTGCGAGAGTTGGGACTCTATGAAACTAAGTCAAACTCAAAGTTCATCCCTGAGAAGTATCTCTATAACTCAAAAGAGAACAGACTTTCTCTGCTTCAAGGTATACTTGATACAGATGGTTATGTGTCAGATAGTGGTACTATTCAACTAACCACAGTATCGCCATCTTTAGCCCAAGGGGTTACCTTGCTTTGTGACTCGCTAGGATGCACAAGTAAGCTGTCACACAAATCACCTACTTACACATATAAAGGTGAGAAGAAAACAGGACAGTTCGCCTATATCCTCACTATCAACTTTCCACCCGATACAAAGCTGTTTAGGCTACAGAGAAAAGTAGAGAGAGTACAGAGAGATAAGAAGTACTTTCCATCGCGTGCCATCAAAAGCATAGAACCAATAGGAAAGAAAGATTGTATCTGTATCAAGTTAGAAGATCCAAAGGGTCTTTACTTGACTGAGAACTTTGTAGTAACTCACAACACGATACAAGCGCTACTTTCGACAAAAGCTCGCCCTAATTTAGTCACACTTTACGTAGTGAAGAACTCAACACTTTGGCAATGGGTGCGAGAGCACAAAGTATGGGAAACAGACAATCCGCTAGGAATCTATCCTATCAAAGGTCCTAAAGATTTTCTGATGCCAGGTTTCAAATCCTATATCATCAGTATGGACTCGCTAAGATCGTTCATACAGGTGAAAGAGAAAAAGGGGAGAAAAGGGCGCGGAGGGATGGAAGGGACTCATGAGATAACTGAGATCTCCTACCGTGTTCCTAAGAGTTTGAAGGAACTGAAAATCTCTTGTATTGTAGTTGATGAGGCTCACTCTTTCAAAGATCCCGATTCAGCGCGGACAAAGTCACTTATCACACTTATAGAAGAGGAGAACATTGAACATCGCATCTTTCTATCAGGCACACCGATCAAAAACAGAGCAGACGAGTACTTTACAATTCTCAATCTGCTAGATCCTGAGACTTTCCCATCTTTTGAAAGATTCAAGAGACGCTGGTTAATGCAGGATGCGGACTCAGGGAAATGGAATCGTATTAATCCCTATGTGTACGAACAGTTCAAAAACGTGACAAGTAAGTACATCATCAGAAGAGAGAAAGATGAAGTCCTAACTGATCTACCTCCATTTCAACGTGTTTTCACTTCTATCAAGATTGAAGATGAGCAGCTTAAGAAACTCTACAATGAGCAACTTGAACTTCTCAGAATCAAGCGCGAGGAAGGTGGAAATAGCTTTATGGACATTGCTGATAATCTCTCATTTCTACGCAAAATCACAGGTATGGGAAAAGCCCAAATGGTTGCAGAGTACGTAGAAGCATTTTTTGATGAGACGGGAGAGAATGAAGGTACTCACCCTGAGAAGATCTGCATAGGCATACATCATCATATGGTCAGAGACCTGCTAATGGCGCAACTTTCCAAATACAAGCCTTTGCAACTCTCAGGTTCTGATAGCGCTGATCAAAAAGACTACGTGATTCAAAAGTTCAAAGAGCAAGACCGAAGAATCTTGATCGTCAACATGTTAGCGGGCGGTGTGGGCCTCAATCTTCAGTTCTGCAACAATGCTCTAGTTGTGGAAAGACAATGGTCAAGTGCGGATGAGGAACAATTTGAAGGACGCTTTAATCGGCCGGGGCAGACACTTCCGGTAACAGCAGACTATTTCATAGCACTAGGAACGATAGACGAATACTTCTATGAACTAGTGGAAAGGAAACGTAAAATCTTCGGAGAAACGATTGCAAACAATTGGGATCTTGCAAGCAATTCAGCAGACCTAAAGGATCTAATAGATTGGACGCTAGACCACAGGTTGTAAAGGAGAAAAGGAGAGAAAAGGAGAAGGAAATGAAATTCAGATATCTAGTGCTAGGCGAAGTCATCATTTATTGGATGTTCAAAGATGTAAAGTGGACACTACTAAATACGTGGGCATGTGTGTTTGTTCAGTACTTACTTTTTCAGATAAACGAGATTATGGAAAGGGGGAAAAGATAGGAGCAGGAAAGCTCATGACAAAGATAGAGATTGACGAAACAGGCTACTGGCTCATAGGAACTATTGGTAGTATGATAATCTACTGGACCTAGCATGACCCAAAAACAACTTAAGACAAAACTAGATGCACTAGACGCACTCATCAATCATCCTGCCACGCCGCCAAATGAGAAAGCTGTGGCTTTGGGGATGCGAGAAAAATTAGTCGCACTCTACACAGAAGATCAGGAAGTGCAAAAGTCGTACAATCGATTTTCGGCCCACATGCGGCTTATCAGAAGGAAGAAGATCGGAGATAGCGAAGATAAGAGAGAAGGGGAAGGTGCAAAGTAAAAAATGAATCAACAAATACTCATTTCGCTAGCAACAATAATAGGAGCTATTATAGCTTCAACAACATCAATATATATCAGCAACAGAGGATTAAGAGTAGAGATAAAAGCTCTGGATAGGCTAATTGATGAAACAAACAAAAGAATAGAGGATTTAAACAAAAGAGTTGATAGAATAGAAGATCGTCTCATAAAAATGGAAGAAAAGAATCAAGAGAGATATGAAAAGATCCTCTCAGAAATATCAGAAGTTAAATACCAAAGAGTAGTACTCAAATAAGCCCATGCAAACAATAATACTAGACTCAACACAACTTAACGATTACATGACATGTGAGCAACTTCATCAATTTTCACATGAGGACCTCATCGAACCTAAATACTATGAAAAAGATTCGATGAACAAAGGCTCACTTGGTCACACTTATCTTGAATCTTACTATAAATCAATCAAGAATGGTGTCAAACCTGCAACAGCGCTAAAAGATGCACTTTCGATATCTCCGCACGGTCTGGTTTGTGAGTGCGGGCTCAAAAAGGAAAGTTGCACTTGTGAAACCTACAGACCTGCGCCTTCGACGCTTAGCAAAGAAGTCATAGATTTGATAAAGGATCGAATCCAAATCTACGTCTTTGCAAACTCAACAAAAGATTTTCAGCCCGAGGCGATCGAAGTAGGGTTTTCAAACCTTCTCTATGAAGACTCAAAGTACACATTTATCCTTGAAGGACGAATCGATGTGCTTGCAAGATTTGACAGCACTCCAATTGTTGTAGATCATAAGTTTCAAGAGCGTCGCTATGATCTCTATAAGAAGTCCATACAGTTTAGGAACTATACACTTGTAGCAGAGCGTTCACTTCTCATGATTAACTATATAAGACTCACAAAAGGATTTGAGTCATATACTTTAGAGCGCCAACTCGTAGGTTTCAATAGTATAGAACGTGCATGGTGGAAAGATCAGGTGATTCAGCAGTACTTTAGGATTGCAAAACAGCGGGAACGAAATGAAGCGCCACAAAAGAACTTCTCATCATGTTCAGGACGTTTCAACAAAGTTTGTCCATACACCGCATTGTGTGAATGTATGGATAATCCGGGACTAATTGAAATCACAAAAGCACAGTTTTACAAACCAAAGGCAAAATGGAGACCTTGGTAAAGCGGTAAGTGGTGATTCGGGCGAGAGGGTGATCCGTGGGGATAAGTTAAAAAAAAGAGGAGAAAAAAGAAGTGCCAGTACAAGAAGGTCACAGACATTCATATATCAGAGCACCCAAAAGTAAGACGCTTTGGAAATGTTCTGATCCAGATTGCTTTCATACACAAAGAGCGGACATCTTAGTTGGTAAACGTAGTCTTTGCCCAAAATGCTTACTGCATGATTTTATCTTAGACTCATCCACAATGCAAAGAGTGAAACCGCTTTGTCTCAATTGCCGCAACACTCAAGAAGGTAGACAGTGGCGGGCGACGAAATCAATTGTTGAGAAACTGATACCGCAAGAAAAAGAAGTGGTGGAAAAAATAGAAGAACTAAGTCCACTCGCGGCGCTGGGGGTAGATGTTGACAGCCCTAAACCTGAGGAAAAAAAAGTAGAGGAAGAAGATCAACCTCAGCTTCTCTCCCTACTGCGTGATTTAGGAATGTAGGGGAAATAAAAATCATGGACTCAAAACTTGGCCGGATAGCGGTTCGCATAGGTAAGGAACTTGCTGAGTGTACATTAGTTGGATACTCCCCACAATATGCACTTGGTTTAGCTGTTTCACTTGCAATAGCTTTTGAATCGATTAACGGACTCGAAAAAGGTACAGCTCAGAACCTCTCAGTTCCACAACTTCTACAATGGGTCCGTGATTTACAGAAGGCCAAAGAAAGTGAGTTACCAAAGGAGGATCTAATTCAATGACATACGAAGAAATGCAAAGATCAATTGAATCTCATGACAGACAACTAGACGCTATTATACAAATACTTGCAACAGTTTCAGAGAGTTTAGCATCTTTAGAGAGAACAGCAAGTATACAAAATGAGCGTATTAAAAGATTAGAGGATAAGGATTAGAAAAGATGACATACAAAGAAATACAAAAATCAATCGAATCTCACGATAGACAGCTAAACGCTTTAATCAGTTGGCTTGCTGATTTTTCTGAAAGATTAGACAAGCAGGAGAAAAATATAGACGGACTAGTTAGACTAGCAGAGATTCAGAATGAACGACTAACTAGGCTAGAGGATAAGATCTTAGGTTCAGAAAATTAAGGAGTAGAGCCTAGAC